CGATTTTATATTTTTAAACACATCCAAAACATCGCTTTCAAAAGATGATATACTTAATACTGAATCACAATCACCAATTGTTAAACGATTTTTATAATTGCGAGAAGAATTATCAAAATAATTAGTGTCAATATTGTCAGGTAGATCAAATAATTTTTTGTTATTTTTATGAAAGAAACTATTATTATGAATGGCCTCCATATCATCAACTATATCATATTCAAATCTCTGCTTTATTCCAAGAAAACTACCGTAAAAATCCAGACCATGAAAAAAATTATTACAGTGAAGTAAATTGCTTGTTAAATACGTCATAAAAGAATCTACATACGCCGAATTATTATGGTCATTTACCTTATCTATTTTACTATTGGTTTCAAAACTCGGCAACATAGATATGTCTTCATCAATGTATTTCCCAGCCAAGTATTTTAATGGATCCAATAGTGGACCATATTTAATAAATATTTCGCAATCTTTATTTTTTTCTGTTTTTGTATTCATGATTTTCCCATGAATAATATGATTATCAATTGTTTTATGAAAATGTGTAATATAATTATATGAATTCAAATTAATGACATTTTTATTCGTCTCATTAAGTGAAAAAAAACGGTCATAAATGGGTATGTAGTTTTGCATTTTTGTTAAGCCTATGTCTGATTTCTCTAAAGATTGGAAAAGGTGTTGATTTTTCTTCTTTCGGTAGTAAATTGAAAAAGTCATTACTTTAATAACATGAAAAATTATGGACAATTAAACCTAAAACAATACATTAATTCAACTCGGGGAAGATTTTAGTAGTATTGCGTTTTATGAATTGTAAAATTGTATATCCGTTTAACAAAAGAATGACCCTTGATTTAAAAAAATTTGATATGAAAAATATTAGCTTTCATCCTGATGAAAATAAAGGGCCTGTTATTGTATTGATAGGGCGTCGTGATACTGGCAAGAGTTTCTTAGTTCGTGATCTTCTTTATTATCATCAAGATATTCCTATAGGTACGGTTATATCTGGTACTGAAGCAGGCAATGGTTTTTTTAGTGATCATGTGCCAAAATTATTTATTCACGATGAATACAATACTGCAATTATTGAGAATATATTGAAGCGACAAAAAAGTGTTTTGAAGCAAATTAAAAAAGAAAAGGAAGCTTATAAAAAATCAACTATTGATCCGCGAGCTTTTGTTATATTGGATGATTGTTTATATGATAATAAATGGACTAAAGACAAAATGATGAGACTACTTTTTATGAACGGGCGTCATTGGAAAATAATGCTTGTTATTACAATGCAATATCCATTAGGTATTCCACCTAATCTAAGAACGAATATTGATTATGTTTTTATTTTGAGAGAACCATATATTGCAAATAGAAAACGCATTTATGAGAATTACGCAGGTATGTTTCCTACTTATGAATCATTTTCTCAAGTAATGGATCAATGTACAGAAAATTTTGAATGTTTAGTTATAAATAATAATTGTAAATCGAATAAATTGCAAGACCAAATTTTTTGGTATAAAGCGCAAAGTCATAAAAGTTTTAGACTTGGTTCTAATGAATTTTGGGAAATATCAAAGGGATTAGATTCAGACGATGATGATGATCCATATGATCCGGCATCATCGAAAAAAAAGGGGGCAGGTCCAAAAATTAATGTAAGAAAAGCTACATGGTAATTCGCTAATTATTTCATATAAGCATTATTTCATGTTTATATGAATATATAATTTTAATCAACTGATGCAACTTCCAATGCATTATCTTCCGCTTCTGCCTCCGATTCCGTATTAGGTGATACATTAACCATTTGTGATTTCGTTAATGAAGACAATCCATGATCATTGTTCTTATCTGTAATAACATTATCGACCTCGAATATTGCATTATGAATATCATCCCTTGTTAACATCGAATCTTCTTTAGAAGGTATCCCGAAAGTACTGGATGCACCATCCTCTGTGGCAACATTTACCAGACTTCCTTGGTCATTTATTGTCTGCGTGAGCTTATTGCCAGACGCCTCTGCCTTGCTAATATTATCAAGAATTGCCTGCTCCTTGGTCTCTCTTACTCGTTTATCGAATTCAACTTTAGCCTCCTCTTCATTGGTCTTCTTCTCGCTCATTAATTGATTCAATGTATCCTCCATATATTCAACGCGACCAGTCTTGTATGCCTCTGGATGGAAAGGCATCCACAATCCTACTTCACCAACGTAAACATCGTGGTTGGGATCAGCATTGCGCAAAAACTTGCATCTTAATTCCGCCTCCTCCTGTGATGGAAACACACCACGAACTTTAATTCCACGAATACTTGTCTGAAATTTGTGGCGCTTATCAAATTCCGCACTCAATTCCTCCTCTTTCGCATCCACAAACGTTTTATATTCATCAAGACATGTTGTGTTTATAAGATTGTCTCGCTCAGTCTCACAAAACTCATTCAAATCAGCCGTTACTTTATCAAAATCAATCTTGTATTTAAAACTTAAAAAACTCATAAATTGTCTATATTTATCCATCGACTTGTGAAAATCCCAGTGTTTTACAAAGTTTTCAAAATAAAACATTTCGCGCTGCTTAATGATGTCTTCCGGTGAAACAAATGATAAACATGTGAACTTTTGCCCAGCAATTGGTTTATCTTCATCCAATAAATCGACATAGTTGGTATTATTTTTTAGAAGAACTCCTTTAGGTTTAGGTACTTCCATTTTATATAATACTAAATATCACAATTAGTTTAAGTTATTTTAACAAAAATGTATTTTTAACAAAATTAATTTATTAAATTATCGAATAATAATAATATTTTTATATAGTATAAAATGGACGGTTTACACTTGGATATGGGCGATGTTTTGCGTCGCGCGCTTAAATACATTATCGAAGGTATCATGGTTGCTCTTGCTGCCTTTGCTATCCCAAACAAACGACTTAATATGTCAGAAATTCTTATGATTGCACTCACAGCAGCAGCTACATTCAGTATTTTAGATACATACGTGCCTTCTCTTGCAATGGGTGCACGATCCGGAGCAGGATTTGGTATTGGAGCAAATCTTGTTGACTTTCCAAATAAAATGCTTTAAATGATCATTTTTTACCAAATGATCTTCTCCATATCAAATAAACGATACATAATTGTACAATTGATGTTATAATACCCAAGCTTAAATAAGAATTTTTTATAAATTTTAAATGCTTTAACTGATCTTTATAACATGAATTACTCTCTTGGCATTCCTTAATAACATGGTTCATTCGCATTGTATATGGACCCAATGAATATGTCATATAAAGAGTTGAAATGATGACCAATGACATTGATATTATCCCAGTGAATTGCCGAGATGCCCTAATTGTTTTTAAATTCACCATATGATAAAATAACAATCCAGTGGTTAATAATATATAGGATAAATTTAACCACGACGAAAAAATGGCTTCTGGACCATACACTTTATCGGAAAATGCGTAATTAGTCATAAATATATAATACAATAATATTATATATTTTATTTATTATCACGTTTACAAAATATATTCTGAATTTAAATTGTCGGAATAAATGCCCAATCTAATTCTGCGCAGATTTTCTTCCATATATCGTCTTGCTCAATTCGCTTTTCGCGATCTTTCAACATGGGAAAATACGGTAGAAATTGTTTTTGGTCCAATAATTCACAAAGCTTATATATCGTATAATAATAATTAAGAAAATTCACACGATCGTCTGGGCAAAATTTTGCATACGGTCCTTGGATATCCATGAATAAATTACACAATACTTCTTCGAGTTGTTGTGTCATAACGGGAGGTTTAATACCCAATTTATGTTTTATAAATGGGATATGTTCATAAAATTTATTATATCCCAATTTCTTCAAAATGTCCTTTGCCTTTTTATTCGTAAGTTGCTCAACTGAAATTCGTTCCTTTTTAATTTGATTCTTAATATCCTCGAATATTTTTTCAGGAATCTGGGTCGTTTCTTTTGCTTGAAATTGTGCCAAAATTTCCCTGAAATGATTAATACGCTTATATGCATAAAAACACGCCTCTTTAGGCGGCTCTTTATAAGATGTTTTTTCATTTTCAATCAAATAAGGGAAATTACTAAAACATGTGTTGCAAATCATAATACCATCACTGTCTACTGGTATTAATTCTCCTTTATTGCACTTCGAACATATTTCCACATTACAAACAACATAATTATTTACATCCATGAACTCGTCGTCAATATTGATCAAGTATTTTTTAACACTATTATTTACATATTGCTGTTTTATGATTGTCTCATTATCTTTCACTTTGAAGAAATCATTCAAAATACTTTTATTCTCACTTGCGCTTCCAGTAGAAATCTCTTTTTTTGCTTCAAAATAATCAAATATCAGATTATTATTTTGTAAATAATAATCCTTTTGTTTTTTATTTTCAATACGAATTTTTGAAGTAATATCTTTTACTCGATCATTCATTTCAATTCGAATAATTTTATCATCTTCAGTTTCCAATCTATTTTTATAATATCTTTTCATTGCCCTAAGTTCAGGTATAGTTTTATTATTATTATCATAAAATTCTGACTCTATTTCTTTGTGCTTACTATCAAGTGTAACTATACTTTTTTCATCAAGAGTAATTTTTTTATTTGTTTTGTGTTTGAACGAAGGCATATCTAAAAATGATCTATATTAAATACGCAATTATAGTTTAAACTATATTACATCCTATGTATTAAATATTCAAGTGTGTAATATGTTAGTTATGGCAAAATAATATATCGATCGTTTTTAATGGAAATAAATATTGATAAAAGAAGTCATTCAACTGAACTTTCAGAAGAAGATTCAAAAATGGCATATTTCATTGAAGATTATTTAGAACAATCATATAAAATAAAAAAACAAGGTACAATTTATCTTTTAAAAAATCGATCAAATAAAATATTGATTGATGAAACAACAATCAATAAAATGTATAAAACATCCCCTATTGTGACAGGGAACAAACATACATACGTATCGCGTTTTTTACTTAAATCATTACACAATAAATGGACCATAGAAAAAAAACATCATAATTATATACTATCCAAGAAACATCGAGGTAAGAAAGAATATTTCTCACCTAATTTTCTTACTTGTTTCATGGAAAACACTTTTTGATTATAATATATATTTTCATAATCATAAATTAATTAGTAATTTTATAGAAATTTTATTTTCTTTAGCAATATTATAACACAACAATGGGAGGCGGATTAATGCAACTTGTAGCTTACGGTGCCCAAGATGTCTATCTTACTGGCAACCCTCAAATTACCTTCTGGAAAGTCTCTTATAGACGCTATACCAACTTCGCAATGGAATCTATTGAACAAACATTTAACGGTCAAGCCGATTTCGGTCGCCGTGTCACATGTACTATCAGCCGTAATGGTGATCTTGCATATCGCACCTACTTACAGGTTACTCTCCCCGAGATTAACCAAGGTATGAAAGGTAGCACTGATGATGGTGTTTATGCCCGCTGGTTGGATTTCCCCGGAGAGCAACTTATTGCTCAAGTCGAGGTTGAGATTGGTGGCCAACGCATTGACCGTCAATATGGCGACTGGATGCACATCTGGAACCAACTTACCCTTACATCCGAGCAACAACGTGGATACTACCAAATGATTGGTAATACCACTCAACTCACATTCCTCACTGATCCCTCTTTCAACAATGTTGATGGACCCTGTGAGAGCGGTGCCCCCACTCAAGTGTGTGCTCCTCGCAATGCTCTTCCTGAGACCACTCTTTACGTGCCTTTCCAATTCTGGTACTGCCGTAATCCTGGACTTGCCCTTCCTCTTATTGCCCTTCAATACCACGAGGTCAAGATCAACCTTGATATTCGTCCTATTGATGAGTGCTTATTCGCTGTTGGGTCTCTCCATACCTGCTCTGGTTCCAATAAGGTCACCACAGCATACAACCAATCTCTTGTTGCTGCTTCTCTTTACGTCGACTATGTCTTCCTTGACACAGATGAGCGTCGCCGAATGGCCCAGAACCCCCACGAGTACCTCATTGAGCAACTTCAGTTCACTGGTGATGAATCCGTCGGTTCTTCTTCCAACAAGATCAAGCTCAATTTCAATCACCCTTGTAAGGAGCTTGTCTGGGTTGTCCAACCCGACGGTAATGTTGACTACTGCTCATCTCTTGAGTGTGGCCAACCTCTTAACAAGGTTCTTGGTGCACAGCCTTTCAATTACACTGATGCTATTGACGTTCTTCCCAACGCCATCCATGCATTCGGTGGACCCGAATCTGTCGCTGCCACAACCCAATCCTACATCAATGACAATATGTTCAACGAAGCTGGTGCCGTCGATCTTACCGATGCTGGCAACCAATACTGGAATGATGCTGCTGCCGGTGGTACTGTTGGAGGCTTATACAACAATCCTAATTTCGCACCTGATGCTCTT